AAAATAAATAATATGAAAAACATGATGATTTATGCAGCAAAATGGAATGAAAAACAAACATTTCGTTTGATGCCAATTAATAGTGATTGCATTTTTAATGAAGCAATCTTTGACCCTGAACAAAAAGTTCTTGCAGTTATCTCTAAAGATATCAAAGAAAAACCAATGATGATGCCTCGTCTCAATGATCGTGGTGACACAATTGCAACAAAACGTGCAAGTGGTGAACAATGGTGGCAAGAACAACGAGTTGTTATAGATGCATACTATGAGTATTACATTGAAGACATGAGTGATATACTTTTATTTATAAAAATGTTTGCAATCAATGACACTAGTAAAGTATGTGTAGATATTATTGCTCAAGCTATAAATACTAATACAGAAGAACCAAAAAAGACAACTAAAAAAAGCAAGTAATGAGAAATCGCGAATTCTGGGTAATGGACTATGAGACCATTATCAATTGTTTCGTTGCTGTATTTGAATCTTATGATAAGACTACAAAAAAAATCTTTGTCATAAGCAAATATCAAAATGATGCTGTTGAGTTTGTCAAATTTCTTCTTGAATCTAAAGACGCTAAAGATTGGCACTTTGGTTATAATAACCTTGCGTTTGATGCGCAAATAACTGAGTTTATATTAGCTAATAAAAGTGAGTTTATGGATATAAGAGCAGATGCAGAAGCCCTTGCGTATAGATTGTATGAATATGCACAATACGTAATAAGTAAATCTGACAGAAATGAGTTTGTTGATTATCCAGAGTTCAAGCTTTCAATTAAATGTGTTGATATATATAAACTAAACCATTGGGATAGTAACGCAAAACGTACATCTTTAAAATGGACACAGTTTAGTATGGATTGGGAGAACGTTGAAGAAATGCCACATCCACATTATGAAAGGATTCTTGATAAAGATACATTAGATATGGTAGTTAACTACTGCATTAATGATGTTAGGTCTACCAAGGCTATTTTTACAATGACTGATGCAAAAGGTACAAAGGTTATGGTCTCGCAGATAAATTTGCGTGCCAAACTCAGTGAAACTTATAATGTCAATTTATATTCTGCTAGTGAACCTAAGATTTCAAAGGAGATATTTTTACATTTTCTTTCTGAGAAATTAGGTTTAGACAAAAGGGTTATCAAAGAAATGAGGACATTTCGCAAGAATGTTGTTATGCGTGATATCATTTTACCTTGTGTTAAATTTGAGACTCCTGAATTTAATGGTATGCACAATTGGTTTAAAAATCTAATTGTAGATACAACAATTCTTGACAGTTCTGAAGATGACATCAAAAAGAAAGGACCAAAGTATAGAATGAATCATAAAGGTGTACCAACTGATTATGCATTAGGTGGTATTCACGGTTGCATTGCACCTGGTGTATATATGCCAAAACCTGGAAGAAAGATTCTAAGTGTAGATGTAACAAGTTTTTATCCAAATCTTGCTATTAAAAACAAATGGTCTCCTGCTCAAATTCCACAAGAAGATTTTTGTGAACTATATGAGTGGTTCTTTGAAGAAAGAAAGAAGTATCCTAAATCTAATCCATTAAATTATCTATTTAAGATTGTATTAAACTCTACATATGGTTTAAGTAAGAGTAAGTATTCATTTCTGTATGATCCTGAATTAACTTTCAGAATTACAGTAAATGGTCAACTACTATTATCTATGCTATATGAGATGATTACTACAAGAATACCAAACGTACAACCATTAATGCAAAACACAGATGGTCTTGAGTTTGACATAGATGAAAAAGATGAGAAACTTTTCTTTGAAATTTGCAAAGAATGGGAAGATTTGACTCAATTACAACTTGAATCTGTAGAATATAATAAGATGATTATTGGTGATGTAAACAATTACATAGCAGTTTATGCTGATGGCAAGACAAAATGTAAAGGTAGATTTGAATTTAACGAGCTACCTCTTCATAAGAATAAGTCTAATCTTGTTGTACCTAAAGCATGGTATGAATACTTTGTAAATGGTATTGATCCAAAAGATTATATTGCAAGCAACAAAAACATATTTGACTATTGTACTGGTTCCAAAATCAAAGGTAATTGGTATTTTGTAGAACGTGGTGTTACCAATGGAGAATTCTATGAAAGAAAACTTCAGAAACTTGTCAGATACTTTGTATCTAAGAAAGGTACAAAAATAATTAAATGCAATCCTGATGGAAGAGAAATACAACTAGAAAGTGGTCCTATACTACAAGTTATATTTAACAAAGCAGAACTGCAACCATGGAATGACTATCATATAGATGAAAAGTTTTATTTAGATAAAATTTATGATGAAATTAAAAAAATAGAAAGCACATCATCTGTAATTCCAACAAATTTATATGAACAATTAAAATTAGAATTATGAAAAGAACAGTAAGTGGCATGGATGCCTATGCAAGAATTCTGTCTACTTCTCTACCAGAGAAAACAGATACTTACACACCAATATCACATGCAAGTGTAATAAATCGTGTGAGAAGTGAGATAACCAACGCTGGTTTTATTATCACAGGTGAAGACTATAGATGTACTAATGATGGGCAGATTGCCCTAGGTACATTAAGAATGAATTATAAATCAGATGCAGATATTGAATTATCTGCAAACTTTACTAATTCATATAACAAACAACTTGCCTTTAGATTTAATCTTGGAGGTTTAGTAAAAGTATGCATGAATGGCATGATGTTGAATAACAACAAATTTGGCAAATTTAAGCGTGTACACAAAGGTGAAGCAGATATTCTTGCAGAAGGTATTATTAGTGATTATATTAATAATGCTGGTGACTATTGGGATTCTTTAGTTAAACATAAGAACTCTATGAAAGAAGTGCTTTTAAGTACAACAGCACAACATGATATCTTAGGTGAATTATTCTTTAAGAGAGAAGTGTTGAACACAATGCAGTTAAATAATATTAAGAAAGAAATGGTAAAACCATCTTTTAATTATAAAGTTGACTCTGATTCAGCATGGGTGTTGTATAATCATATTACATTAACCCTTAAAGATTCACATCCATCTGATTGGATGGAAGATCAACAAAAGGTTCATGAAATATTCTCCAACATGCTTGATTTAGATGAGGAAAGTGATGAGATATTAGAAGAATTAGAAAGTGGAATCCTTATTGCTGAAGTATGTTAGGCATTGTAGATGATATAATCAAAGATTCTTATCTCATAGTAATGAAAAGGAATACGTCACTTGATAAGTTAGAACTTCTCAAAAGATTTTTAAAGATAAAATATAATGTAGCTATTACTATTAGGTCTTTAAAAATGCGTGACAAACAATACAAAAAAGAACAACTTTAACAGGTGAGGTCTGTAGAAACGAAAATCCCCCAGTAATGGGGGACTTTCTACAGAAGAAGAAAAACCACTAAACATTAAGCATAGTAGCGTCTTTTATCGTCCTTGCCCTTTATAGCTCTTACGATAGTTTTTTGAGTTTCTTAGTTTTGATGTTTTTGTTTTTGCATGAACACCAGTTCTAGAAACTTTTGATTTTTTTAAAAATGTAATTACAGTATTAGATTTAAGTTTTGCTGCCATTATTATTTATTATTTAAATTGCAAATCTTTTGATTCAAGTAATGTGTAGGTAAAATGATTGCCATGGATTTCCTTAGCTCTATTTGCTATTACCATAAATTCATTAAAGTCTTTTACTTTTTTAAATACTTGACAACCTTCTGACCAGTTTTCTACAAAGCTAGATACTGTACCTGCTTTATGAATATTTATTCCAAACATCCCTGTATCTGTTTCAACCTCATCAAAGGTCATATCTTTATTACTATCTCTCCATACAGTCACATCTCCTAATCTTTGACATACTGCCTGATATTTACCCCTATGCATAGATACAGCATAGACTCCTCTATATTGATTAGGAACTAATCTAGCTACACCATTTGCATTGTGATATTGTGTAACTCCTTTTTTACCTGGCTCAGTAGTAGCATCCCACTCATGGTAAAACCATTTACCATCTACTCTATAAGAGATAGTTAATTTGTCATCAAATAGATTAGTAACTTTTTGACCAGGTGCTGAGTTACGAACTCCTATAATATTAACATCATAGTCTTTAGCACCTGCAAAATATGCATATCCTTTAGCTTTTACAGCTTTTTCAATTTGTTCTCTAGTATATATCATTTCTTTATCTTTTTAATGTCATCATTAATATCCTTAGCTCTTGCAAAAAGTAACTTCATTGATTGCCATAGGTCTATCCCTTTTACTACTTTGTAGTTCTCATTAATAGACATTACCTCAATACTAGCCAATACCAATGCCACTACTTTAGTGAGCATAAATGGTACACTAAAGAATGCAAGAATGATATCGTTAAGAATAAATGCATCTATTAAAAAAAACATTATAACAGTGATTTCATAGAGTGCTAACTTGCTAATAATAGCTGATAACTTTCTGCTACTTATTTTTTCTTTTAACTTATTGGCTTTCCATATACCTGTGATAGTATCAATGATAATTAATACTCCTATCATCAACAAGATGCCAGATATTGGTAAAAAGAATGCAAAGCATATAGATATAAGAGTCAAAAGTTCAGATTGTATTGTTAGTATTAATAAAGATAGTTGTGTTTTCATAAGAGATACAATTTAATTAACTTGTAACCAAAGTATACAAGAAGAATAAAAAATAATATTGCTCCAAGTACAGCAAAGAAATTTACCCACCATGGAATGTATTTAATTTTTTCTGGTTTAAGAGTTTTAGTGACAACTTTAGTATGATAAATATCATTGCCTTTAAT